TAAATGAAAACGGACCCCCACCCGCCGCAGGCGTGTAGACGATTGCCGAGGCGAATTCGTCGCGCGCTGCTAATATGGCGGCGTCGGCGAGGCTCCATCCCACAAGCTACCGTGCGACCCCATCAAGCCGCCCGCTGATCTTTGTGTCGCCTGAAGCACCGGCCTCAACAACAACACCAACCAAAAGCTTTGAACTGTCAGCGGTCATCTTCTCCGCTGAGTTATCCCAGAACATCTTATCCCCAGCGTCGAAGGTTTGCCCGGTTGCCTTCGCAAACTCGAACACACCAACCACAGCACCAGAGAATTTCTTAGTTGCTGCAACGGTTGCCAGCGGCACGACCAAAAGATCGTGAATCAAAACCGGTTCGCCACTGGTCACGCCGCCGCCTGGGGCCACCAATGTCAAGACATCACCTTTTTGTTCATAGTTAAGCATGAGTCAATCTCCCTTGTATGGTTACGCGCCTGCGTTTCGGTACATGCCACGGTGATCAATGACGCCAGCGCCAAAGTCCAAACGGGCCTTGATTTCCACACCATCAACCTCGAACCCTGCGCGGGTTGAAGTCTGAACCCCTTCCTCCCCAGCGAGGTAGGCATATTCAATCGTATCGATGCGCGACGGGTCGGCCATCATGTACCAAATGTTAGTGCTGTTATCGTCCAACCTTGGCTCCGCAATCGGAATCAAGGAACGGATAAACGGTGGTACGGCGTTCGATGTCGTGGCAGCCACAATATCAACCAATTGTTTGTCGACGGTGTCCTCATGGGCTACCGGAAAAATGACATAACGGGGCGCGATGTTGAGCAACCGATCGTTGTCGAGATCGGTTTGTCGCTTCATCTTTTGGCGACCTTCGCCGAATGCTGACGCGCTCGGGGCCTCAACGTGATCCGCTGCAATATTGTTGTGACTGGAGTGGAACAAGGCCACACCGTCAGCCATTGCGGCATTGTTGATCAACAAGTTGTAAACCACATCGGACTCAAGATCGGCAGCCGCTGCGCCATAAATCTGGCTGGCTCGGCTGAACGCGTCCAGGTCATCATTGACCAGCGTCTGACGGGTGATAGCTACGATGCGCCCGAAGGTACTAATTGAGTAGCTCTCTTGCCCCTCGTGTGTCTTGGCATAGGTGAACTCTGAGCCTTCAGGTACCTCAGCCAGTGCCATTCCGCCAGACAACTGTAGGCGGCGAATGGTTTTAAAATCGTTCGCAGTCACTCGGCGCGTCCAGGGTAGGAACGTTCGCGGTGTTTGCTCGTATCCTGCGCGGAGGCTTTTGTTTGCTACGTCAGCAAGTACCAGCGGAAAGTCAGACGTCGAAATCATACCGGCGGCGCGTGTCTGGGCGTTACCCATGCCCAGCGCCATCTCAGCAATTTGACCCCGGCTCATAAACCGGGTGTCTGTGCCGTGTCTTTCCAGGCAGTCGCGCGCAATCTCCATCAAAGAGCGGTGCATGTACTCCGACTCTAGTGACCCCGGTTCAACTTTGTTTTGACCAGGGGATGAACGGTGCATCAGTGCGTTGCTGATAGCTTCACCGCGCTTCTGGCATTCTTCACGGCCGATCGTGATATCGCTCCGGGTGCTTGCTGTCTCTTGTGCCTCGTCACGTGCTGCAGCGGCATCAATCAGAATCCCCCGCGCCTCGTCGAGTGTTACGCCGTCAACCAATACTTTGGTAACTGTTGCGTGATTGTCATCAAATCCAAGGGTGCGCGCGGCGTGTCTAATTCCCGTCTGCCGTTCGGCTTCCGCCTTGACCCCTTGTGCCCGTGCATCGGCTGCGATTTGCTCGCGTTCCTCTGCGCTCAAGTTCTCTGTGTTGGTTGTCTCAATTGACATTGTTTCCCCCTCGGGTTTTTGATCTTCGATTTGCCGCGCAGCGAATGCCCGCGCCTGCCGTACGGTTGCGCCCTGGTCGGCACCAATAGGCACTTGAGAAACCTCAAACGGTTTCCAACGGGTGGCCGTGAGTTCCTCAACTGTTTGTGTTTTGTCGTTGGCTTCTCTGGTTATTTCGTTGCCCTCGATGCTGAAGCCAACAGAAACGTTTCGGAGGATCCCGTTTTTGACTGAACGGAAACGCCGTTCTGCTAAATCGGTATCATCAAAGCGGACCCGAACGCGGGCCTGTTCCCCCTCGTCAATTTCCAGAGAGCCGCGCTCAATCACGCCTAATACAGCGTCGAGCGATTGCGAATTATGCGAATCAAGGAAAGGAGCCGCGCCACTGTTTAGAAAGTCGCTATCAATAGCGCGCTCCGAAATTTCCAAGCTCTGATCGTATTCTTCAATGTCCCACGTGTTGGGCTTCCACCGCCACCGCCGAACGGAAGCGCCAGTTGAAAAAATCACGTCTATGGTACGTGCTTCCTCGTCAATGGTCTGCGGAGCAAACGCCCCCCGGAGTTGGAGAGGTGGGGGCGTGGGTCGTTCGAATGTTCGCTTTTGATCAGACATCACAAACAGACTTACACGGATCGCAATGTCTGCGTCAATGCTTATGATTTCAGTGGTTTAGTGTAAATTTCGATCGGATCGAAAATTACGATCCGGCCATTGTGGCGACGTGCAGCGAATAGAAAAAAAGTTACGCTGCCGCTGTTTCTTCGTCCTCTTCGGGTGCTTGTTCGTCGTTCTCTTCGGGCGCTTGTTCTTCGTCTTGTGCTGCCATCGGTGCCGATGTGCTACCACCTGACAACCAAGGGAACGAGATCCCGGCCTCACTCAACCGCTCGCGGGTTTCGATTTCCTCGGCGATCCACTCCTCAAAATCGATCCCCTTGCTCGCCAACTGTGACCGGAACCCGCCCGCGTTAGCAAGCTCTTCCCGGTCTGCTTTGGCGTCCTTTTCCCGGTCCACTTCCTCGAACCTTGGCGCGGTCCACTTGACCCGGTAAACGTCCTCAGTGGTACCGGCGATCGGTTTGGGTAAACTGCCGTCTGCAATCGCTGCTTCAATGAACCAACGCCAGACGGGATCGCACATCATAGGAATGACCAGATTGGCACGCATTGCGGACACCATGCGCCGGAACTCAATCAACCCGGCCCGGATTGATGAGAAGTTAACTTTTGAAAGGTCGCCGCTTAACAGCTCGTAGGTCATACCCACCGCTGCCGCAATGCTTTGAAGCTCTGCCCGCTTATATGCGTCGTACCCCCCAACGCTGTGGGGCTGGTTGAACACAACCTGTTTGCCCCCGCGTGTATAGGCAATTAACCCCGGTTCCAATGTTTCGATCGGGTTGCCATCTGAGTCTTCGACTTTGGGCGCGATCCCTTCCTCGGCTTCCTCGTCACCGATGACAAACGCAGCAACGCACGCCTCTACTTTTTTGCGTACCAGTTCCGCGTCTTCGTAGTCATCGAGATCACGGAAACGACGGATCGCAGGGGCCAGCCATGGCACCCCGCGAACTTGCCCCGGTCGCTGTGGCTCGTACAAATGAGCGATGTCCTCAGCAAAAACCCGGACCACCTCCCGGCCGTTGCGAAGCTGAACCACTGTCTCCCCTGGATGGTTGCGGAGAATGTGAAAGGCCACCCGGCGTTCCGTCGGTGAAAACTCAACGCCCTGGACAATGCGCGCCCCTGAATCGTTCAGGACCTCGTTCTTTGTTGCGTCCAGTTGGTCGGCTTCCAAAATTTGAATCTGCATCGGTACCGGTAAGGCATCAACGCGCCGCCGTCTACGACGCCTCAACAACACCTCACCAGACTCAAGGAATGACCGAACGGCTAACGCCTGGAGGCCATAGAACCCGACTGGCAATGTACCACTAGCGACCCGTTCCCATTGTTTCCAGAGTCGATCAACTTCGGCATCCAGTTGCTGATCGCCGGTGTTGCTTTTGGGCTTTATGCCGTCACCAACGATGTTTGACGTGAGCGCCCTAATTGCCGCCGCCGCGTATGCATTGTTTCGCAGTAAGTCCCGCGATCGCTGACGCAATAGCCCGGCATGGGACCCCACCAAACTGTTCGCGCTGGCGCTGGTTGTGGTCCACCCGTCATGCCTTCGGCCTTTCCCGGCCCCTTCGTAACTTCGGGCCTTTGTTTCCTTTTTGATCCAGGTCGCAGGATTCCACCATTTCACGCTCATGAGATACCTCGCTTCGTCGATGCAAAGCCGTAATTTTTAGGGCGCGATGTACCAGCCAGCTCGCGTTTCATTTCTTCGATGGTTGCACGCATCTCACGCCGTGATCGATAAACTACGCGCTTATCGCCATGTCCCACCGACAACACCCCGCGCCTGTATGCGCTCTCGATCGTGTCTATTTCCTCTTGTGTTACCGCTGCCATTTTGCCCCCTATAGCCAATTACTGCGCCGTCGCTTTATGCCGCCACGTTTCCCCATCCAAGAAGAGCGCCGATTTTTAGTGCCGGTTTTCCGTGTATTAGCCTCACCATCGGTCCCCAATGTGTCAAGTGCTCTTTCTATTGTGTTGCGGTTCGACTTCCACCCGTGCAACGCTGCTAAAGCATAGACTCGAAGGTCAAGGGCCTCGTTTCTTTTCCCGCTTGGAAGCTCCCAGTAACGGACCTTAAAACCACGGTGGAACCTTGTTTTTAGCCGCTCGGCTGTCAATTGCTGGAAGTAGTCGGGATCCCTGTCCTCTGGAAAATGACAATACCCCGGCCCTGGCTCTGTTTTGCGTAACCGCGCATAGATGGACTCTTTCGCGACATCCACCCCAATGATGTAGAGATCGATCCGGCCTTTGTTCCGCCGTGTCGGTGACCTGGGCCAAAGCTTCGATCGGTTCGCTCGACCTTTCACACCCCACACCCGGCGCTTTTGTCTGGGCTTTATGAAGGCGTAAGCGTTCAACGCTTGGAACCCCGTATCAATACAGGCCGCAGCTATTTTCAACTCCAGCCCGTCAGGGTTCTTGTAGGTCTGTGACAACGCGCGATCCAGCTCTTTCCAAATCGAGCCGCCCGATTTTGGATCGACGGATGGATCGCCATAAATCGAGAAGTAATCAATGGACCATGATTCCTCACCCAGTCCCCAGCCGACCACCTCCACCTCAAAACGATCGGCCTGGATATCAACGCCAGCCGTCAATACGCCCACGCCATGCGGTACGTCAGGGCCTTTGCACCCCGGCCCGAAGTCTTCCCGGCGTTGCAATAAATCATCGTCGTTGATGCTTTCGCCGTCGTCTAAACTCCACGCCTCGCCAAGAATAGTGTTTACAAAAACCCTGAGTTGCTCCGGGTCTTTTCGGCAATTTAGGAACGACCGCACCACCTCCGGCCACGACAGCCAAGGGGAATAAAGAGAACTCAACCAGTAACCAACGGCACGAGGATCACGCTTGAGCGGTGGATCGAATTCCTGCCGGGCATGTTCTGCG